TTAGCGTTTAGGAAAATCCAAAGTTACCGTCACAGGAACAGAGTGAGATCTGACCCTTGCATAAGAGTTCCCGGCTCCTGTTGCTGTTAACGAAAATGACCCCGGCCCCATGGTTCTGATGGTTTTAATCTGGTTATACTCAGGATATTTAACCTCAACATCGAATGATGATTCTGTGTTAGATGAAGGACTGAAATTGATAGTTGAAGGTTGTGGATGCTGTAAACTCCCATTGAAACCTTCTAGTTCAACCCATTCACTCCAAGCTCCCGGAACTGCAATTACACGGCGGGATTCAAATGGGCCATTGTAGGAAGTTCGGGGCTGACAAAAAACACCGCCTCCAGCTTTGTTAGAGCGAATCTTTTTCATTGTCTCATTGATACGAGCCTCTTTCCCGTTATGAAACTGTGCAAATTTAATTCGATAAATACTATTAGCTAGAGTCTTATCCCCTTTTTTAAGAGCATCTGTAAGCTTTTTATAATCTTGGTCTTGAGTAATATAAGGGCAGTTCTTTTTGCCACAGACAACACAGATATTGTTTTCCAGTGCATCTTTGATTTCCTGTGGGAGTTTATCAGGAATTGAATTTGCGCTAATTTTCAAACTATCCCATTCCCATGTTCCTGTCATCATGTTCCATGACAAGCCTGGCTCAGGCGGAACACCTTCATCACAGTTAAAGACATCGTAATTGACGTTGAGGTTATGATCTTTAGGCATAGAAATTCCTTTTAATTAATTTCGATTATTTCTCTGATACTTGATATTTCAAGTGCTGATGAGGGAAAGTCCGTCTGTCCCTATATTTCATGGTTATAGTTTGCATGACATGCAGGCAGAAACACTGCAATGGCGGTCAAGAAAGATAACCTTGATTTTATTGATGAAACTTCCTTGTCGTAAGTCAATGCCTGCTGCTCATCCTTAAACCACAGGCATCCTGATCCGGTTAATCCCTTAACACATCAGCGCTTAGGTACTTAATTGACTGTATATTTGTACAGTCAATTAATCGTACATCGCTGATTTTTTGTTGTCAATAACAAGAATCATTATCAATTAGGGTAGGCGTGAACACTTTACACCCTATATGAGAGGGTTGAATGAGCTTGTTAGGTTTGGCGTATGAGCAACCTGACGACTATGGTACGCAGAGAGATCGGCATATTAATGGTCGCAACCGGGGTGGCCTACTTTGTGTCAGAGTCGATTAAGGAATAGACACAGCGCGGCAACAAAATACCAACCTGACAAATAGTGTCACTCCCGATAATTATATTTAGCCGCCGGGGCGGCGCTGACTCGAGACGCCTGAAGTTTTCTTATCAGTCATTTACTCCGGAATTTTTGGCTGCCTGAGGTGTAAAAAATAACGAGCAATTTTTACACGCACGTAGCGTAAAAAATTTTCTAAATCATGCAGATAAATGAACTTGCGGAAACATATATTTCGCGTGCATACTTAAGCCGAATGAACAAACACTGTTTATCCGTACAGTATTTTGATGTATGGTTTGATCGCTGCGGTAAGATTTTTGAATTCTTTGTCGGCCAACCTATTAGGAAATTAAAGCCATTTGTTATCTTGGTTTCGTAAGGGGAGCTTTCCCCGCCGGCAGAGATAAATTTGTTGATAGCAAAAAGGGGGTAGATGTGGCTGAGGTGTGTTCCGATGGAGGTGAATATTACGATCTCGTGAGGCGTTCAGACGGCGTTTCAGCCGGTTCTTTTAAGCTCCGGACCGGTGACCGAGTGCTGTTAAGCAGTGACGGCGTTGAGGTAGGGCATAAACATCTCCAGACGGACGAGCGCATCGTTGCCCGTGACACACTTGTCGAAATTGTGAAGGAGTTATCGGCCCGCAATTGACCTTTTTAGTGCCTGAATAGCATAATGTTCCTATCGGCCTGAACAACCGATAACCTGACCACGATGCGCCACGGAGACAACTCCCATGGCGCAGTTACAACTAATCAAGCAGTCCTCAGGAATCCTGATCCCCGCAACGCCGGAGACCAGCGAATTACTGCAATCAAAAATCAAGCTTGGCGCCGTACTGGTTGCCGAATTCAAACAGGTCCGTAACGCGGCTTTTCACCGTCGCTTCTTCGCGCTTCTGAATCTGGGCTTCGAATACTGGGAGCCAACCGGCGGGGCCATCTCATCCAACGAACGTAAGCTGGTGACCGGCTACGCCAAATTCCTGGCATCCTTCGGCGGGAACGAAACCGCGCTGCTGGATGCGGCTGAACAGTATCTCGATCGCATCGCCGACAAGCGCACCGGGAGCATCAGCGCCTGTAAGTCCTTCGACGCTTATCGCGCCTGGGTAGCAATCGAATCCGGCCATTACGACGCCATACAACTGCCAGATGGCACCCTTCGCAAGCATCCCCGCAGCATTGCCTTCGCCAACATGGACGAAACCGAGTTCCAGCAGCTGTATAAGGCCGCACTCGATGTTCTCTGGCGCTGGATATTGTCCAGGGCATTCAGAGACCAGCGCGAGGCCGAGAACGCCGCTGCGCAGCTCATGAGCTTCGCGGGGTGATGGCGATGAAGGAATCATGGTTCCAGCATACCGAATGCACCACTGCGCAGGCCGAACAGCTGCTAGCGGATTACCGGCGCCGCGGCGTGGAAGTTGAGCGCAGCCTGAATCCCGATTGCATCACCTGGACTGTGAGCGCCCGGTTGCCGGAAGCCAGGCGGCAAGAACGCACGCCGCGGACATTTCGCCAAAAGGGCTGGGGGTGATCATGGCTAAGAAACCCCGCCGTAAGTGCGCAAACCAGAACTGCCGCGAGTGGTTCCACCCGGTTCGTAACGGCCAGGTGGTCTGCTCTTATGAGTGCGCCACTGTTGTTGGTAAAGAGCAGACAGCAAAAAACCGGGCCGCCGAAAAACGCAAAGAGGCTCAGCAGGTGCGGGCCCATGAGAAAACCGAGCGTGCGGCCTGGCGCCAGCGTAAGGCATCAGTAAAACCGCTCAAACACTGGGTGGACCTGACCCAGCGCGCTGTTAATGACATTTGTCGTGAAACTGAACTGTCAGAAGGTAGGGGCTGCATTTCCTGTGGCACCAAAACCGCCTTTGCCTGGCATGCTGGTCATTACCGGACGACGGCTGCTGCCGGACACTTGCGCTTCACGCGTATCAACATCCATCTGCAGTGCGATGTTTGCAATGTCCATAAATCGGGAAACATCGAAAAATATCGCGCTGCGCTGGTGGAGCTATACGGCGAAGAAGTTGTAATGAGCCTGGAGAACAACAACACCCCACATCGCTGGACGGTGGATGAACTGAAAGAAATCAGGCTCACCGCTCTGGCAGACTTACGTTCACTGAAAAAGCAGGTGGCAGCATGAAACCAGAACTGATCGAATCGCTTCGCATGCGCTGGCTGCTCCTCCGCATTTATCGCCGCCCGGGTACGGTGCTGGTGGACTACAGAATTTTACGCAATTTCATTCGCATTTACCTGATGGTAGGAGCCGCAGCATGATTCACGCATAAGAAGTTGGCAAAGCAGGGGAGCATGCGCGCCTGCGCACGCTGGAGAGCGTCTGGATCCAGGGAAAGCTGCGCATGTGGGGGCGATGGTCCTATATCGGCGGAGGTAGTGCCGGGAATATGTTCAATCAGCTGCTGACCAGCAAAACGGTAAGCAAGACCGCAATCAATGAAGCCCTGCGGCGCATGAAGAAGGCCGGTATATCTAAGCCGGAGCTGGAAGAGTTCCTCCGTGAAATGCTCAGTGGCAAAAACAAAAGCGGTTTGGCATTTTGCTCTGATGAGGAGGGGCTGAAAATTGATGGTGTGATCGGCGCTGTGCTGGTCAACCCGGGCTATGCTGGCCTATTCGGCATTCTGGCGCAGCGCTACCGCTGGCGGAAGAGCAAACGGCAGATGGCTGAGGAGTTGAAGGAACAGCACCCGGACTGGAGTTATATGACGTGTCGCCGCCGGATCGATATGTGGTTAAGTCTGGCCGAATCGATGCTTTACAGGCCAATGTGTGACACTTTCGGCACAAATGGTGATAGATTTTCCTTGCAAAGTGAGCCATCTGGTGATTGAATTGTGATAGGCTCGGGACGTTAAAGCGAACTGAGCAGCAAACTTAAAAGAAGCCCGCCATTGAGCGGGTTTTTTTATTCCTAATGCCAGGTTGTCAGTTACACAAGCCGCTTGGTTTTTTAAGGGGTCCGCATTCTCCGAAATCCTGCATTACGTATCCTTTTGACTTCATGCAGTTCTCTACCTTTTTAGTTCTGGCAGTGAGCTGCTCTATCGTCTCGCCGGGCTTCAGGCAGTTGCGACAAAATTTTTTATCCCATGAATTAAGCGAAAATTTCCTGTCAACGCCGCACTCGTATAAATCGTTACGGCGAGTCTGCACATTTGTGTGACCCATAGTCTGTGGCTTTTGGAATGTCTGAACATATGGAAAGGACGTGTAATTACTTGAGTCCATATCTGCGACAACACAACCGGTTAAGCCAATACAACAAACCAGGCTGAGACTCGTTATCCTTTGCATCGTTTTTATCTCTCCATAATTACGTATTAAAACTCCCCGCGACCCGGCTTTTATCGGGCGTCCCTATTTATAGCACACAGCACCCCGAAACCAATCGGAGGTGAGAGCATGTTACGCATGGAAAAATTAACCACTGGTATCGCCTACGGAGCATCAGCAACCAACGCCGGTTACTGGAGTCTCCAGCTGCTCGATCAGGTATTACCATCGCAGTGGGCGGCCATTGGTGTACTCGGCAGCCTGGTCTTCGGGCTGCTGACTTATCTGACGAATTTGTACTTCAAAATCAAAGAGGACCGGCGCAAAGCCGCCAGGGGGGAATAGTGGCAGACAGATCAAAGCTAAGCGCCGCGGTACTGGGGCTGGTCCTCGCTGGTGCGTCAGCTTCCGCAATCCTCGATCAGTTCCTGGACGAGAAGGAAGGCAATAGCCTGAACGCCTACCGTGACGGCTCCGGCATCTGGACTATTTGCCGTGGCGCCACGCTGGTGGATGGTAAACCGGTTCGGCAGGGTTTAAAACTTACCCAGGCCAAATGTGACCAGGTAAATGCAGCTGAGCGTAATAAAGCGCTGGCCTGGGTAGATCGTAATATCCACGTGCAGCTGACTGAACCACAGAAGGCCGGGATCGCCTCGTTCTGCCCCTACAACATCGGGCCGGGTAAGTGCTTCCCCTCTACGTTTTACCAGCGCATCAATGCTGGTGACCGTAAAGGGGCATGTGAAGCAATCCGCTGGTGGATTCGTGACGGCGGCAAAGACTGCCGATTAACGAAGGGCCAAAAGAACGGCTGTTACGGGCAGGTTGAGAGGCGCTATCAAGAGAGCGCGTTAACTTGTTGGGGGATAGACAAGTGAGCCGATTCGCAGGTATCACCTGCGCTGTAATCATCATAGTTGTCAGTGCGATGGGATGGGCCATCAGCCACTATCGCGACAACGCCATCACCTACAAAGAGCAGCGCGACAAGGCAACTGAGAATCTCAGCCTTGCGAACGATACCATTGACGACATGAAGGTGCGCCAGCGTGATGTGGCCCTACTGGATGCCAAATACACGAAGGATTTAGCCGATGCGAAAAAGCAGCTTGATGATCTGCAGCGTTGCGTTAGCGCTGGTAAGTGTGGGCTGCACGTCAACGCCAAATGTCCCGCGAACGGAACGTCCAGCACCGGCGGCATGGGCGATGCTTCCAGCCCCCGACTTACAGACTCCGCTCAACGGGATTATTTCACCCTCAGAGAGCGAATCGTCACAGTGACGAAGCAAGTCGGGTATCTGCAGGACTACATCAACACTCAGTGCCTGAGATAAAAAAATGAAAAGCTTGCGGCAACTGAGGCTTTACATATTTCGCTGGCAGGCCTGGTACAGAGCTGTTAAGTAGGGCCACCCAGTTTCTTTATATGAGCGACACTTTTCCAGTTAATGATGACTGACGCTATAAGTCCAATGTACCAGGGAATGCTTGACCCCTCGAAAAATTTATCACCAATGATATCGCCCAGAGCAAGGCATGTAAAAATCGAAGAAAAATATAGCCATAAGCCAAAAATTTTGGGGGTGTTAAACATAAATATCATCCATTGACCTTGAGCTAACAAATCATCAGCTATATCAACAGATCAAATCAACTACCTGTTTCAGTACGTTACGGCAGTGCTTATCTCAAAGCTCTTTTAAAGTAGAGCGTCTGATGATGTTCTCCATTCTGCACAACACGGTTAGCCACGCTGTGAAGCGTCGCGACACTGGCCCATCAACGGCAAGGATCATGAGATGATTGCTACTATCGGGACCATCCTCGTCTGGTCCCTTATAGTTATTGCAGGCGCTGCTGTTCTATTGTTCGCATTCATCGGCTTTATGTTCTTTATCAGCTGGCCGAAGTGACGCTGACTGTTAGCCATTACAGAAGCCCTTCACAGAGGGGCTTCGATAATGGTGATGAACAGCGTAAATATACGACTGTTTTACATGATAGAATGCCACCTCATTGAAAAGGAGGTTGTATGGTAAACGATCCAAAAGACACCAACTTCAATACCCTTGATGCCGCTAGTTATGCTAACCCCGGGGCAAAAACAACGCTAACTACAGGACCCTCTGGTCATCTTTATCGGTGGGAGTGGGATGGAAAATCCCACGAACTGCTCATCCCATCCGAAAAGCTAATATTTCAAGATTTGATCCTTGAACGCCTCTTCGAGGCCGCGATTGAAATGGCCAAACGATAATATGTATTAGTGCGTTATTTGCGTAATAGTTAGTACACAGGCCACCCTTGAGTGGCTTTTTTCATTTCTATCCTCAGTTGCAGATAATCACTCACATATCCCCGAAAGCGGATAAAGAGGCTCTCAATGTCCGACATCTACCAAATCACACTAACCACACAAACAGGCGAAACCTTCAGAGGCAAGATGACTCGTAGCCAGCCCGAGCTGGTTAACGGCTTTGTGCCGCTGGCGACCGAGACGGGCGAGTGGCTGTATTTTGCCCCTGCCGATGTGAAGCGCGTGCAGTTCACGCCAGTACCAACAGAGGAAGCACCGGCAGAAACTGAGGAGTCAGCATCATGA